GAGGACAAGTTAAAATCTGTCCCCTCGCCGACCACCCCGTGCCCACTGCAACTTCCTTCTTCGTGGAAGATTGTACAGTCTTATCCTCCGACACCACTGTCAAAGACCTCACAATCATCCGCGTTCCAGGAATGCGTCCTCACCCCTACATTTTCAAGCACTTTGCTTCCAAGAAAGATAAACCCATTAAATTTCAATATCCCTTCATTCTTTCTCTCGACTCTACTTCAATGTGGTATCCTTCCAACGATGCCATAGCCGACCTCACCCGCGTCGATTCCAAAATGAACATGAATAGTAAAGACCCACACGACCCACTCTGGGTGTCCGAATCTTATGTTTATAGCTGGAAAGACGCTGCCCGCGGAAAATGCGGGTCCAACGTCGGTGCCTTCATCGACGGCGCTGTTAAAATAGTCGCCCAACATATCGCCGGCGGCGATGGAGACGCGTGTGCTGTACCTGTGTACCGCGAAGATCTCGAACCTTGGCTCCAAGGTAAAAACACCGACCTAGAAAAACTCGTCCTTGTTAAGCAAGGACTCATCGGTTTTTCAGATGATTGTCCGACTGGTGCTTACAGCATCAAAGAAGACATAACCGTGTGCGCCAACACCTCTCCCACTGACAAGACGAATCTTGTCCCAACGCCCTTTCAACGATATCTCTATCGTGGCGGTTGTACCAAACGACCAGCTGCCCTTTGTACTGGCTCGTACCAAAAAGCCTTACTCAAAGAACAGCAAGCCAAAGCCCAACTCGACCACGATCCCGTGGTTGCTGAAATCATTCGCGACGCCAAGGAAGAACTCATACGATTTGCTCTGCCAGTAGATCCTTCTGTTTATTCCGGGTGTCGCACCCTCTCTCTCTCTCAGGTTCTTGCCCCTTATAAGAACCTCGCTAATTTTTCATCTAGTAGCTCTGAAGGTTTGCGCCTTCCCCGCTGGTTGATGAAGAAAGCTCAAGTTTTAGGAGGTGATCTCCTCAAGATCGCCGAACTAGAACAGAAAATGTCCCCAATCATCGACCAACACAACACTGGTGAGTTTACTTACCAGGTTTGCGTTGACAAACTCAAAGACGAATTACGTGATCATGAGCGTGTACTACAGCTCAAAACTCGCGTTTTCAACGTCACTGATTTCATCGACAACGTCATGATTAAAATGTACATAGGAGACCTGGTCAGCAAAACCAAGTCTCTGTTTTACAGTGCCCCCCAAGCCTGCGGGATGAATCCCGCCTCAAATGTATGGTCCCACATGCATCGCATGTTTCCAGGTCTGATCATCTACACAGATGTCTCAGGCTTTGATTACACGCATTCCACTCTCTTCCTTGCCCTCATAGATGCCATCATCTGGAAAGCTTATTCCCATCCCTGGGAAGCCATCTGTGCTTCTTGGGCTGTGAGATCGTGTTTGTTCGCGATCAGAGCAGCCTATGGCAAAGGACGTGTTCTCTCAGCTGGCAACAGCTCAGGAAACTGGATAACTACATGGCTCAACACCCTGTATAACGCCTTCTATTTCGCAGTAGCTACCATAATACTTGTGAAAGGTTTCAACGCCCTCGCCACTTACGCCAGCATTCTTGCCCAACTTGTAGCCAAGTTCTACTCCGACGACAACTGCGTACGCAACATTGAGTATCCCCATCTCACTGCTGCTATGTATGCCGCCGTCTTTCTCAAGCATCTCAAAATCACTCTCACTGCCACCGACAAAGGCGAAGTCGGTGACGCATCTTCAGGAACTCGTGATACAGCTGAGTTCCTCTCTCGCCAATTCGTCAAGCGTGACGGCATTGTTTATGCTCCGCTCTCTGAATCTAGTATGTTGAGTCAATT